CTACAGCAAATAACTATTTTAGACAAGGAGGCACGTCCCTTTTAGTTACTAGAGTTACTCATGGTGAGTTCACACCTGCATTTACTTCAGGTAGTACAGCCGGTTCAGGTAATTCAGGTATAATGAATGTAGCTACTTCAGAATCACTACAAATACAAACGATTTCAGAAGGTGCTATAATGAATAATCTTCAAGCTGCAGATTCGTCTGGTGGTACTTTAGATTCAGGATCTTTAGATAATGTTAGATGGGAAATTAGTGGTGTTAACACTGGTTCAGGTATCTTTTCTATTATAGTAAGACAAGGTAATGATACATCAAATCAAAAATCAATTTTAGAAACTTGGAATAATTTATCACTTGATCCGTTTGCTGCCAACTATATTGAAAAAGTGATAGGTAACCAAAGTTACAATATTAGACAAGATGGTGCCGATTATTATGTACAAGCTTCAGGAAGCTATGTAAATAAAAGTAAATACATATCAGTAAAACAAGTAAACCTTCCAACACCAAATTTCTTTGATAATAATGGAGTTGCTTCAAGTGGTTCATTTAATGGAGTTTTAACTTCTTATCATGAATTTATCCCAGTAGCAGGTTCAGGATCATTTACAGGTGCTTTAGGATACAATGTACAAGCTGCAACGTCACCAATGAAATTTAATCAAGATATTTCTAACACAAATATTCAAGGATTAACTGCTACAGATTATTCACAATCAATTTCATTATTAAATAATCAAGACGAATATAATTTTAATGTAATAGTAACACCAGGACTAATAGCTGACTCAACATATGCAGCACATATTGTTCAAGTTAATTCATTAGTAGCATTAGCAGAAAATAGACAAGATTGTATAGCAGTAATAGATGTTTCAAAATATGGAAGCACAGTTTCTGCAACAGTTAATAGTTCAACAGCATTTGATTCAAGTTATGCTGCTACTTATTGGCCTTGGCTACAATCAATAGATCCAACTAGTGGACAAACGGTTTGGTCGCCAGCTTCTGCGTTTATACCGGGTGTATATTCATTCACTGATGCTTCATCGGAACCATGGTTCGCTCCAGCAGGTTTAATTAGAGGATCGCTAGGTAACGTAATTAGAGCCGAGAGAAAATTAACATCAGGTAATAGAGATACTTTATACACTGCAAATGTAAATCCAATAGCTACATTCCCAGGAAGAGGAGTTGTAGTATTTGGACAAAAAACATTACAAGTTAAAGCAAGTGCTTTAGATAGAGTAAATGTTAGAAGATTATTAATTACTTTAAAAAGCTTCATAACTCAAGTATCAGATAACTTAGTATTTGAACAAAATACAATAGCTACAAGAAATAATTTCTTAAGCCAAGTTAACCCATACTTAGAATCAGTACAACAAAGACAAGGATTATACGCGTTTAAAGTTGTAATGAATGAAACTAACAATACACCAGATGTAATTGATAGAAACGAATTAGTAGGTGCGATTTATTTACAACCAACTAAAACAGCTGAATTTATAATTTTGGATTTCAACGTACTGCCAACAGGAGTTGAATTCCCAGCGTAAAAAAATAAAAATAGAATATTTATAACAAGAATAAATAATTAGATAAAATGGCAATATTAGACCCAAACGAAATATTTTACACAGCTTTTGAGCCAAAGCAACAAAATAGATTTATCTTATATGTTGATGGAATTCCTTCTTACCAGATTAAAGGAGTTGGAGCTGTTTCACTAACACAAGGTACAGTTCAATTAAACCACATCAACGTTGCAAGATACGTAAAAGGAAAAACTCTTTGGAATACAGTTTCAATGACATTATTTGATCCTATTACACCGTCAGGAGCTCAAGCGGTAATGGAATGGGTTAGATTACATCACGAATCAGTAACTGGTAGAGATGGATACAGTGATTTTTATAAAAAAGATCTTACATTTAATGTATTAGGACCAGTAGGTGATATTGTTTCTGAATGGATTATTAAAGGAGCTTTAATTACAGAAGCTGGATTTGGTGATTATAACTGGGATAATGAAAATGCTGCGCAAGAATTATCATTAACCGTACAACCTGATTATTGTATCTTAAACTTCTAATACAAGTTTAAAGAAATATTAAAAATAGCTTGGCTTTGCCAAGCTTTTTTTTTATATTGATATGTATTAACAAACGTTATTAAATAAAGACTATGGCTGAATTTAAATTCCCCACTGAAGAGATAGACTTACCTTCAAAAGGAAAAGTATATCCAAAAGAAAACCCATTATCTTCTGGGAAAGTAGAAATGAAATATATGACTGCTAAACAAGAAGATATATTAACTAATCAATCATATATCCAAAAAGGTATTGTATTAGATAAATTATTAAAATCATTAATTGTTAATTCAAAAATTAATATTGATGATTTAGTAGTAGGTGATAAAAATGCTTTATTAGTAGGATGTAGAATTTTAGGATATGGAAAAGATTATGAAGTAACAATAGGTAATAGTAATTACACTATTGATTTAAGTACTTTAGAAAATAAACCATTTGATGAATCCTCTATAGAACAAGGTAAAAATGAGTTTTCTTATACTTTACCTTCTAACAGTTCAGTATTAACTTATAAATTACTTACTGGAAAAGATGAAAAAGCAATTGATAGAGAAATTAATGGGTTAAAAAAAGTTAATAAAGATTCATCTCCTGAATTAACTACTAGATTAAAAAATATGATTCTATCAATAGATGGAAATGAAGAAAAAAAAGATATTAGAGAATTTGTAGATAATTATTTATTGGCTCGTGATTCTCGTGCTTTTAGAGAGCATGTTAAAAAAACACAGCCAGATATTGACTTAACTTATATAGTTGATAGTGGGGAGGAGGTAAGTGTGCCCATAGGGCTTAACTTTTTTTGGCCTGACGCCTAAGGCAGCACCCCTAGTCAGGAAGAGTTTATTTACTCAAATCCATAATATTTTATTTCACGGTAAAGGTGGTTATGACTTTGAAACCATTTATAATATGCCGATTTGGTTAAGAAAATTTACATTTTCTGAAATTGATAATTACTATAAAGAAGAAAATAAAAAACAAAAAGAAGCATCCGAGGGTAAAGGTAAACAAACATTAGTTTCCTCAGATGGTAAAGTAAATGCCCCAGAATTTGCTAAAACTTCCCACCAATACAAAACCGCAGAACAAAACCTTAAAAAATTCAAAGGTAAAAGTAGTTTTAAATAGTCATATTTATAATAAAATACCTTAATGGCTTCAAAAGAAGAATTAAAAAGGCAGGACCAAATTAATGCTGCCAAACAAGAAGAAATTAGACTTGAAAAAGAACTAACTGCTGCTCGTCAAAGGAGTAATGCTGTAAAAGAAGATGATCTTGGTATTTCTTCAGGTATAATTGAAGTTTTAAAAGAATCTGTTGGAATCAAATCTAAAGTTAATCAATTTGATTCAAATCTCCTTAGTGTAAATAAAAAAATTAACAAAGAAATTTTAAACCAAAAAACTGGTTTAAATGATATTAAATCTTTAGATAAACAAATTTTAGCAAATGAAGAAGCAATTCTTAAAGCTGAAAAAGTAAAAAATAGTCTTAGAACTAATATTGGAAAACAGGGAAGAGCAGAGGTAGCTAATGTAAAAGCAACTTTAACTAATATGTCTAAGTTGCAAAAGGAAAGAGAAGCTATTCTTGAAGCTGCTGAAGGAGGAGAAAAATTTGATGAAAAAAGATTATCATCAATTGAAAAAGAATTAAAAACAAGAAATGCTACTCTAGATAGACAAGTAGAAGGTTTATCAACTGCACAACAACAAGCTTTATTTACTGAACAAAACTTAAAATTATTAGAAGAAGAAAATAAAAAAAGATTAGCACAAAAGAAAGCAATTGAAGATGCAGAAAGTAAGCTAGGAATTTTTGGTGGTGTTTTAAAAGGTATTTCTAAAATACCCCTTCTTGGTGATGTTATAGATGCTGAAGAAGCTTTAGAGGCTGCTAAGGAAGCTACTATGAAAACTGGTAGTGGATTAGCTGGTATGGCTGCAGGTGCTAAAGTATTAGGTGCACAATTACTTAATGCCTTTAAACCAGCTAATATTGCGGCTGCAGTTTTTACTGCTATTGTAAAAACAGTAACGATGTTAGATAAAACATCGGGGGAAGTTGCTAAGAATTTAAATATGACAGTGGGTGAAGCAAGAGACTTACAAAGATCTTTTGCAAGTTTATCTTCTGGTGAATTAAAAAGTTCATTAGTTAGTTCTCAAGGGTTATTAGAAAGCTTACAAGAAATTAATAAAACATTAGGTACTAATGTAATGTTGAATCAAGAAGATTTAATTACGTTTACTAAATTAAGAGAAGCAGCTGGTTTTACTAATGAAGAGTTAATGGGTATCCAATCATTAACTTTAGCAAATGGACAATCTTTAAAAGAAAACACAGGAGAATTTTTAGCTCAAGCTAAAGTTTCAGCAATGCAAAATGGTGTACTACTTAATGAAAAAGAATTATTAAAAGATATAGCTAATGTTTCAGCTGCAACAACTCTATCATTTGGGAAAAATCCAGCTTTAATTGCTGATGCTGTTGCTTCAGCAAAGGCATTAGGTATGGAATTAGATCAAGTAGAAGCAATAGCCGATAGTTTACTTGATTTTGAAAGTTCTATTGCTAATGAATTAGAAGCTGAATTATTATTAGGTAAAGATATTAATTTAGAAAAAGCAAGACAAGCAGCTTTAGATAATGATTTAGCAACTTTAGCAAAAGAAATATCAACACAAGTTGGATCATCAGCTGAATTTTCTAAAATGAATAGAATCCAACAAGAGGCTTTAGCTAAATCTTTAGGAATGAGTAGAGAAGATATTGCTCAAACTTTATTTGTTCAAGAACAATTAGCGGGAGCAACAGGAGAAGAAGCAGAAAGAAGGCAAGCTATATTAGATAAAAGAATAGAAGAAGTTGGTTTAGCTCAAGCCCAAAAAGAAATTGCTAAAGATGGATTATCGACTTTAGAAGACCAAGCTAGTGTATCAGAAAGATTTGAAAAAACAATTAAAAAAGTACTAGATTCTTTTATGGGTATTGCAGGTGTAGTAATGGAAATTGTTGAACCAGTTGTTAATATTTTACTTCCTGTTTTTAATGGTATTGCAGCTGCTGTAAAATTAATGTTAGATGGATTAACTTTAATATTACCAGTATTAGGTGGTATTGTTACAATTTTAGGACTTGTGTTTGCAAAATCGATTGCAACTGCTATTGTTGATATAGCAAGTAATGCCTATAAAAATTTCTCATTTATGGGACCAGCTGGGTTTGCCTTAGCAACTGCAGCTACATTAGCAGGGGCGGGTATGCTAAAAAGATTAGCTACTGCAGA